CCCTCAACAATTATTGCCAATAGCGTTGTCGTAGCTCCTGCTACTGGAGATTACCTAACTCCTAACAATAACCAGTACGCAACAATCAGCCCAATGGCTCATCTTGAAATTCGCATGTATGTACCTTTGCTCGATAACCAAGGCAATCTTTCTGGTATCGAGGACATGATGGTTGCAGTCTTTAACAAGCTAGCAGCATCAACCCTTAGTTTTAATGTGGGCTCGGTTACAGGTGTTGGCTCTCTTGAGACAGCAGCAGGTGACTTTTTAACCGCCACCTTAAATATCTCAATACTCACAGAATGGAGCTAGACATGACCGATTCATCAAACGCGGCTTGGCTTGAACGTATTGGTCAAGTTAAGCCAGAAGTAACAAAGCCAGCTACACCGACAAAGAAGGAAGAAGAATAAAATGGCACAATTCATCAACAACAAGGTCGGCGTTAAGCTCGGCTCAGCAGACCCAGCGAACATCGACTTGAGTGCATATTGCACTGGATTTACTTTGAACCGCGCATTTTCAGAAATTGACGTGACTGCAATGGGCGACACAGGAGTGCGCCAGATTGCTGGATTAGAAACTTCAAATCTGACTATCGAATTTATCAACGACAACGCTGCATCAGCAGTGCTTCAGACACTCAACACACTTGTAGGCACAAACGCTTACTTCAAGGTTGCTAACGATAAGTCAGCAGTAGGATCAGCAGCAAACCCATTTTTTAGTGGTCTTTGCTTGATTAACAACATTACTCCAATTAACGGCGCTGTAGGCGATCTCAGCACACAGTCTGTTACATTTAACGTATCAGGTGCAATCACAAAGACTGAAACTGGTACTTTCTAATATCTAATTAAAGGGGCTACAAATGGCAAAATTAAAAGTAACAAGGGCTGATGGTCAGGTACAAGAGTTTGAAATAACTCCTGTAATTGAGTATGCCTTTGAATTAAGCCGCAACAAGGGATTTCATAAAGCACTTATGGAAGACCAGAAACAGAGCGACGTGTATTACCTTGTTTGGGAATGTATCAAACGCTCTGGAGAAACAGTTGTACCTTTTGGGGAAAAGTTTTTAGAAACTCTTAAGTCTGTTGAGGTTCTAGAATCTGACCCTTTGGAATAATGGATCGGAACTCCGTAACATACCTAGCAACTCGCTTGAGTTATGAGTACGGAGTTCCCTTCCAGTCCATTATAGATTTACCGCCCATGGCATTTAAGGCTCACATAGAAGTATTGACAGACTTAGGGAAGGAAAGACGTAATGGCAGTAAAAATAGAAATACGCGGTAACGCTGACTTTCGCCGAGCATTGCGTCGCTTTACTCCAGACCTTGAAAAAGAATTGAAGAAAGAACTTGCTGCTGCCTTGCGTCCAGTTGTTAAGCAAGCAAGAGGATTCGTGCCACAGGATTCTCCTATGAGCGGCTGGGCTGGGCGCTCCTTTAGTGAAGGCAAGTTTCCTACTTACAATGCTGCCACAATTATTAAGGGTATTACTTACAAGACAACACCTAGCGCAATCAACGAAAACGGATTTACTTCCATGGCTAGTATCCAGAACAGAAGCCGAGTTGGCGCAATCTACGAAAGCGCTGGTCGTAATGGAGATCAAGGTCAGCCTTGGGTTGGCGCTAAAACTGGCAGCAAGAGCAATAAGGTCAGCAAGTCCACAAATCGAGGTGCTGGCGCTCAGTTCATTAAGAACCTGCCACCTCTTACCTCAAGCCTAAAAGGTCGAGGACGTTTGATTTATCGAGCTTGGGCTAATAGCCAAGGCAAGGCAGAAGGCGCTGCATTAAAGGCAATCGACACAGCGATTAACAAGTTTGAAGCTGTACAGTCTAAGGGCGCATTGAAGGCGGCTGCATAATGACATTCAGAGAAGAAATTTTACTTGCTTCAAAAGCCGATACCCGTGGATTTAAGGTTACTGAATCTGCTGCTGCAAAACTTAACAAGCGCATCAAGAGCTTGGCTATTACTTTTGGCGTTGCTTTCAGCGTTAAGAAAGTTCTGAATTTCGGCGTAGCAGCTTCTAAGGCTTTTATTCAAGACCAGAAAGAAGCCAACCGTTTAAGCATTGCTGTTAAGAACCTTGGCTTAGAACTATCTAACCCTGCCATCAGTTCTTACATAGACAAACTTTCTAAGGCTTCTGGAGTCACAGACGGAGAACTCCGTCCAGCGTTTCAAGCCCTATTGACCACGACAGGATCAGTCACAAAGAGCCAGGAGATATTGGCACAGGCGATTGACGTATCTGCTGGCAGTGGCATTGAACTCACTCAAGTTTCTCAGGATTTGGCAAATGCCTATATTGGCAAAACTAAAGCCCTTACAAAGTACAACTTAGGTTTATCGGCAACAGAACTAAAGACAATCAAGTTCACTGATCTTCAGAAGAAACTGAATGAACAATACGCAGGTGCTAACGCCGCATACTTAAATACCTACGCTGGAAAGATGCAAGCCCTTGGCGTAGCGGCAGGAGAAGCCTCTGAGACCATTGGTGGGGCTCTAATTGACTCCCTTATGAGTCTTAGTGGCTCAGCAACAATAACCGACTTGATTGGTCAGATTGACACCTTGGCTGAAAAAACAGCAGGTTGGATTGACCAGTTCACAGAAGGTGTCTTGGAGGTTCAAGCCATTGCTAAGGCTGCAAACGGTATGGGCATTTTGGGTCTTGTTATTAACAGAGATCAACTAGCTCGCGACATTCAAGCAGCACAGGTTGATGCTTCCAATAAGAAATTACGCCGCACTAATATGAAGGCGTGGGAAGGGATTAAGACCCCTGACCAAATTGCTGCTGAAAAGAAAGCAGAATTGGCAGCAGCCAAGCGAGCCAGAGACATGGCTAAGGCGACTGAGAAGAACACGGCAGAACTCAAGAAGCAAGCAGCTCTCAAAAAGGCTGGCACAGTCTTTGATAAAGAACAGATTAACCTCATTGCTGCCCTCAAGGGTAAGTTGACAGAAGATGATAAATTGCGAGCTGAGGCTCAATTAGCCCTTCTTAACGATAACGATGTTCTTGCCACACAGCTTACAAAGCAGATTCTTATGGCTCAGGATTCAACAGGCAAGCTCTACCAATACTTCCAAAGCATTGGTAATACAAAGATTGCTAATCCTTTTGCTTTCTTAGACCAATGGATTATGGACTTCCAGAAGAAGTTAAATTCTTTGAATATCCCAGACCTTTCTAAAGCAAGCACCTACGCAGGTGGCATGGATCCAGCGTTGGCTGCTATTGGAGTTATTGCAGGTTATGGCGACTACTCAGGCTCTACAGCAAACCAGTCTCCTAACGATGTTCTCAATGGATTAGCAGGAATGCAATCTACTGCTGGCTTTGTTTCAACTGCTTCTGCTACTGGCATGGACGTTAAGGTCTATGTATCTGGCTCTGTAGTTACAGAACAAGAACTTGTAGATGCAATCCAGAGTGGTCTCAGGTCTAATAGCCTTTCAGGTTCTCCATCTCAGATTGGTCGCATCGCTGGAATGTTCAGCTAATGGCACTACCAGCACAGATAGCAGTCAGTTTTGATTTTTCCAACGGCGCAACATTTGGCTATAACGGCTTTGTTATTGGCGATGCTAAGTATGGAATTTTGGGAACTAATACTTTAGGAGACTCTACTTCCCCAGAACCTACTGTTGATTTGACTCCTAACGTATATCAAATCAGTATCGTGCGTGGACGCAGTATCCAACGTGACCAGTATGAAGCAGGTACTTGTACTGTGCGTGTTTATGATCCTTTATCTTACTTTTCGCCCCAGAACACAGCCTCACCGTATTATGGAAAACTTGTACCACTTCGTAAGTTGCGTGTTTCTGCAACCACTAGCACAACACAGAAGTACCTCTTTAGCGGTTATGTAACTGACTACAAGTATTCGTACCCTACAGGGCAAGAAACAGCTTATGTGGACATCGTGTGTAGTGATGCTTTTAGACTTTTTAACCTTGCCAATATCACTACTGTGGCTGACTCAGGTGCA